TTGAGCGATCTACGTAAAACCCGATTGACATTGTCGCACCTCAACCGTTTAAGACAAGCATCTGATGTACGTAAATTCGAACACGAAAAAAACATCGAACAAATCCAAGGCCAGTACAAAGCACCAGTGGAAGCTGGTGCAATGGGTGGCATGGGTGGTCTGGGTGTGTAAATCTACATATCCTTCAAAAACCTTCAAAAAACACGCATTTAACCCCAAAAACTACATACATTTGTAAATACATTACAAAGCCATTTAACAGGAGTTCCTTATGAACAAATATGAACAGTTGATTGAATACATCATCAACGATAACGAAAAAGCAGCACGTGAATTATTTCACCAAATCGTCGTGGCCAAGAGCCGCGACATCTATGAAAGTCTAATGGACGAAGAATTGGGCGGCAATCAAGCTCAAGGTTTCGTAAGCGACATTCAGTCCGGTGTTGAGCAAGATCAACAGGGTCTGGGTGAAGAAGACGAAGAAGGTGAAGAGTTTGAACTAGGCGGTGACGACGACAGTATCGACGGTGACGACGAGGCTGGTGATGATTTCGGCGGCGATGACATGGGCGACGACGAGTTCGGCGGCGATGACATGGGCGACGAAGAAGGCAGCGTTGAAGATCGTGTTATGGATCTAGAAGACGAGCTAGATGCTTTGAAAGCAGAATTTGAACAATTGCTAGGTGGTGGCGATGACATGGGCGGTGACGACATGGGCAGCGACATGGACGGCGACGATGCTGGTGATGATTTCGGCGGTGACGACATGGGCGACATGGACGACATGGACGGTGCTGAGGAAGAGCCAGAAATGGGCATGATGGAAGCAGCAGCCGGATCAGGTAAGTCAGGTTCGGGTAAAGCTGGTAGCGGCGCAAGCGGATCAGGTAAAGCTGGTAGTGGTGCAAGCGGATCAGGTAAGTCAGGTTCGGGTAATCCTTTTGCTAAGAAAGGTTCGGGATCAGGCAAAATGGAAAGCCGTAGCCAAGCTGAGATTATGAAAGAATACGTGGACAAAGTCAAAGACATGTACAAGGGTGATGCTTCTGAAGGTTCAGAAGTTGGTACTGGTGGTAGTGTTACTGTTAACAAGACCAGCATCACTGACAACATGAAGAACGACATGGGCGGTACAACTGCTAATATCGTTAAAGGTGGAGCAGAATCTGATCCAAAAGGTACTCCTCCTAACAAGACAGGTGGTGTATTGAAGCAAGGCGGTGAAATTGATGTTGCCAAACGCAATGTTAACAAGCCAGGCGGCAACAAAGGCGCTCAAGACTGGTACGGTACTAAAGCCAAAGCTAAATCAGCTGAAGGCAGCACAACCGACGGTTCAGTTCCTGTTGCTAAAGACAGTATTGTACAAGCACGTAAATAATTAGGAAACAAAATGGCTTTGATTCTTAAAGAGCATCTTACTTTTGACAACGCCGGTATCAAGGTGTTGTCAGAAGACTCTGCCGACGGCAAGGGGAAGGATCTCTATATGGAAGGGGTATTCATACAAGGTGGCGTCAAGAACGCCAACCAGCGTGTGTACCCCGTCCAAGAAATTGAGAGAGCCGTTACGGCGATCAACGGGCAACTGAAGGAAGGATATTCAGTTCTCGGTGAAGTCGATCATCCTGATGATTTAAAAATTAATCTGGATCGTGTTAGCCATATGATTACAAAAATGTGGATGGACGGTCCTACAGGATTTGGAAAATTGAAAGTCCTACCAACCCCCATGGGCAAACTTGTTGAAGCCATGTTGACATCTGGTGTCAAATTAGGTGTCAGCAGCCGTGGCAGTGGTCAGGTCAGCGAATCCAGTGGTCATGTTAGTGATTTTGAAATCATTACAGTAGACATAGTAGCACAACCATCAGCACCCAATGCGTATCCCAAGGCCATCTACGAAGGTTTAATGAATATGCAAGGTGGGGCTCAGTTATTTGAAATGGCACGAGATGCTGCACAAGATAAAAAAGTGCAAAAATACTTACAAACCAGTATTGTTGCGCTGATCAAGGACTTGAAATTAAAATGATTTTAAGTAACACACCCATCAATCAATCTTTATCTGAGGCGTCGGTGTACCTCATCAAAGAAGTACCACTAGGAGAAAAACAATGCTAGAAAGTTTAAAACCATTGTTAGACAGTGGCATCATTAACGAATCAACACAGCAAGCGATCAGTGAAGCTTGGGAAACCCAGCTAACTGAAGCACGTGAGCAATTACGTGCTGAGCTACGTGAAGAATTCGCTGGACGCTACGAACATGACAAAAGTATTATGGTTGAAGCTCTAGACAAAATGGTTACTGAATCCTTAACTGCTGAACTCACAGAGTTTCAAGCAGAAAAACAAGCTCTAGCTGAAGATCGTGCGAGATTTGCTTCACGCATGATGGCAGGCGCTGGCAAGTTTAACGATTTCATGGTCACTAAACTGGCCGAAGAAATCCGAGAACTACGTGCAGATCGCAAAAACTACGAGAATAGCGTTGCTAAACTTGAAGGTTTTGTCATCCGTGCCCTGGCTGAAGAAATTCAAGAGTTTGAACAAGACAAGAAAGCAATTGTTGAAACAAAGGTTAAACTTGTTGCTGAAGCCAAACAAAAATTGGCCCAACTACAACAGACATTTGTACAACGTAGTGCTGCTCTTGTAAAAGAATCAGTAGCTAACAAGCTAGAGTCGGAATTGACTCAACTGAAAGAAGACATCCAAGTTGCTCGTGAGAACATGTTTGGTCGTCGTCTGTTTGAAGCTTTTGCTGGTGAATTTGCCGTCACTCACTTAAATGAGAACAAGCAATTGGCCAAGATGCAAGCAATCATGATGAAGCAACAAGAAGTTATCGCTGAATCAAAGAAACTTGCTGAAGAAAAAGCTCTGTTAGTTGAATCAAGAGAAACAGAGATTCGTATCATTAAGGAATCTGCAGAACGCCGTGATGGTATGGCTAAACTGTTGAAACCGCTAAACAAAGAGAAGGCCGCTGTAATGAGCGAACTACTCGAATCAGTGCAGACCAGTAAGTTGCAGGCTGCATTTGATAAATATTTACCAGCCGTACTTAACAATAGTTCAGTCAAACCGCTAGCTGAGAAATCAGTCATGTTGGCTGAAAGTCGTCAAGTAGTAACTGGTGATAAAACTGTTAAACAAGCCGAAGTTCGTGACAATAATGTTATCGAACTACGCCGTTTAGCAGGGCTAAAGTGACTTAACCCTAAATAGGAGATTTAAATGACACAAGCATTATTAGAAAGCCGTTGGGGCGAAACCAAAGACGCTCTGCTAGAAGGCTTACAAGGTTCGAAAAGAACTTCAATGAGTGTAATCTTAGAAAACACTCGCAAGTATTTGGCTGAAAATGCAACTGCAGGTGCTACCAGCACAAGCAACGTTGCTACACTTAACCGTGTAATTCTGCCAGTTATCCGCCGTGTTATGCCAACTGTTATTGCTAACGAAATCGTTGGTGTGCAGCCCATGACAGGTCCTGTTGCCCAGATCCATACTCTACGTGTTCGTTATGCAGATAACGTTTCAGGTACAGGTGGTGCTACTGGTACAACATCTGGTGACGAAGCTCTATCACCATTCAAGATTGCAACAGCATACTCAGGTACTTCAGCTGGTCGTGCCACAAGCACAGCCACACTAGAAGGCGTACCTGGTAACCGTATCAACGTTCAGATCTTGAAGCAAGTTGTTGAAGCTAAGACACGTAAGTTGTCAGCTCGTTGGACTTTCGAAGCCGCTCAAGACGCACAGTCAATGCACGGCCTAGACGTTGAAGCAGAAATTATGGCTGCTTTGGCGCAAGAAATCACTGTTGAAATCGACCAAGAGATCCTGGGATCACTACGTTCGTTGTCAGCAACTGATTTCACATACGACCAATCTGCTGTATCTGGTACTGCTACTTTCGTTGGTGACGAACACGCTGCTCTAGCTGTTCTGATCAACCGTAGTGCAAACCTGATTGCACAGCGTACACGTCGTGGTGCTGGTAACTGGGCTGTTGTTTCTCCAGCTTCGTTGACAGTTCTTCAGTCAGCAACAACTTCAGCATTTGCACGTACTACAGAAGGTACTTTCGAAGCTCCTACAAACACCAAGTTTGTTGGTACATTGAACGGTGCAATGCGTATTTACGTTGACAGCTACGCTAGCGATAGCCAAGCTATTCTAGTTGGATACAAAGGTTCGAGCGAAGCAGATGCTGCTGCGTTCTATTGCCCTTATATTCCTCTAATGAGTTCTGGTGTTGTTCTTGACCCAGCTACATTCGAACCAGTCGTGGGCTTTATGACTCGTTACGGATACGTTGAGTTGACAAACACAGCATCGTCACTAGGTAACGCTGGTGACTACGTTTCAGAAATCGCTGTTTCGAACCTATCGTTCCAGTAATCTCTGCGTAAGTAGATCGTTAAACAAAAACCCACTTCGGTGGGTTTTTTGTTGACTGTATGATCTTGTGCTAAATATATTTGCTCGTGTTTTAAATACACACACATTCACACAAGGAGAAAACTATGAGCAAAACACCTTACGAGATTCGTCTCGAACTCTTAAAGCTGGCTAAGGATTCACTCTATGATCCAGTATTCCAAAAACGACAAAATCTTATGGACGAATTTATGGCCAAACGAGAAGTCTTTGTTGGGATGACAGGTCCCACACCGGAACAATTGGCGTTGAAATTCCCTATTATGCCAGATTTTCCTAGTACGGATACTATTATTGCAGAAGCTGAAAAACTTAATAATTTTGTAAGTCAGCAATAATTAAAAGCCCCGTGAGGGGCTTTTTGTTGACTCAATCTTCTTCCTCCTCATCGTCGTTACCCCAGATTACATCATCAGATTCTTGCACCAGTCGGTCCCATGCAGACTTATCATCATATGCACGATAATAATCTTCGTTCTCTTTGAGTACACGAAACTGTCCTGGATACTTCA